TATTTGAAGAGATTAGTAATAAATGAAGGCAACTTTGCAGAACAAGTAGAAGACCGCCGCGCTCGTTACAATATGACTGAACGCCTTGAAGAAATTGAAAACGAAAAAGTAGAATTTGACGAGACCGCAAATATAGAGTATGAAGAAGAAGATGAGCTTTTAAGTGAGCTATAGGGAGGGGAGACCGATGAGTGAAATTCAATCTCCTGTCCTTCGTGATGGTATCCCCATAGAAAAAGGTGTAACCCTTACAACATAGTTCCTTGATGCTAATTAGGAATTATTTACAAATTATTTAAATTTATGGATACTGTATCCAGACTTAATGCTTGATGCTTTGCAAGATGTAGAAGATGCAAAGCATTGGCACTTATAGCCTTTTTAGCGCATAGCTTTAAGAGCTTGTATGCGCTATCGGTATCATTTTTGGACCGCAACTCGCGCTACCTCTAAATCATTTACTGCTTATCTTAGTTCTTTAGTAAAGGCAATTTTACTTCCGAACTCAAACATATTTATTGCTTCTGACGTTAAAGGCACTGTAATTAAGACCGCGGAAGCTAAATTTGAAGAGTTCTTTCGGCATTGGCCAATATTAAGAAACGAGCTTACAAATAGAATAGACGATGGTCAGAGTGGTCAAAAAAAGAGCGGAAATTATTATGAGCTGCATTTTAAAAACGGTAGTCATATTACAGTAGTTTCTAAAGATACCAGCCGCGGCTTACGTGCTACTGCTGGCATTCTGGAAGAGGCCGCGACCATAGAAGAAGATGACTATAATGAAGTGCTACTGCCGCAAATGAACGTTCCACGTCGTGAAGTTGATGGAACTTTAAATCCAGAAGAGCCTGTCTCTACACAAACCTTTATTACAACCGCGCGCGAACGTACTGTATTTATGTATGGTAAATTAATAGAATGCGCGGTTAATGCTGTTCTCCATCCAGAGGATTATTTTGTTTGGGGTTTGAGCTATGAAGTGCCGCTTTATTATGGAATTATTAATAAAAAGATGATGGAAGACTAGCGTAATTCCTCGACTATGAATGAAGAAAGCTTTTCGCGTGAGTCCCTATCTATTTGGACTGGTAATAATAAAGATGCTTGGTTGGATTCTAAGCGCATTAATTCTCGAAGAACTTTATTAAAATGTGAGAGAAAAGCGCAAGAGAATCCAACTAATCCAAATACTTTTTATGTGATTGGGGTTGACGTAGCTCGTTATTCTGCTAATACAGCCATTATGGTATTTAAGGTAATTCCTGGAAAAGAAACCTACAAAAAGAATGTTGTATATACAGAAGTAATCCATGGAGAAAACTATATTAGTTAGCAAGCTCCTAGATTAAAAAAATTAATTGAGTTATTTAAGCCGCGCGAAGTGGTTATAGACGGTAACGGCCCAGGCATTGGTTTATTAGATGCTATGGCATTACCATCTTCTGACTTCTCCACCGGGGAGCAATTTCCGGCATATTATGTATTTAATAATGAATATCATTTACCTCCGTAGAAAAGCACTCCTACTACAGAACCGATGACGGAGTATAATGCAATCATTTATGATATTAAAGCTGGCGCATCTAATGACGATGAAATCCATTCTAATTTCTTCGCGCAGATTAATAATGGTACAGTTTCATTACTTGCGCATGAGCGCGTTGTAAAAGAAAAATTATTAAGTACATAGAAAGGCAAGCGCATGACGCTCTATGATAGGCGTGTATTTTTGTTACCATATGAGATGACCTCGCGTCTCATTGATGAGTTAAATAATTTAAAATTAAAGCCTACTGGAGTTTAGAACCAATTTAAAATTGAACGTATTTCCCGTTCGATTGAAAAAGACCGTTTTTCTGCGCTTGAATATGGTTTATATCGTATTAAATATTATGAAGATAAAGAATTTAGATCAAGGAAAAAGAGAAATTTCAAAGACTTTATTTTCTTTAAAAAGCATGGATAAAGGGGGTGAAAAAGTTGGATTCAAATAATAAAGGAGATTTTAAAGCTTATAGGCGTGCGGTTTCATCTCGTGTTCCAGCTGACACTCGTAGTTATAAGAGATGGGGCTATTATAATACCAACCCTGTTGCGGATGATTTTACTCTAGAAGAAATTTTATAGATTATTCGTACTGGAGACCTAGAGTCTTTACGAGAATTATCACGATATTATTATCGTACTAATGGCGAGTACCGCAATAATATTGATTTCTTAGCTCATTTATTTCTCTATGAAAGTGTTATAATTCCTGTATTCTAGGAAGGTAAGGGGTCATAGACTCAAATAATTAAGTCTTTCTATAATGCGTGCGATTTTATAGATAAGTTAGATTTACCAACAACATTGGGCCGCATAACTACCGAATGGTTAATTACCGGTATTTATAATGGTATATTACGCGAGAAAAACGGTCAGGTTACAATTTAGGATTTACCTGTTGAATATTGCCGCACTCGTTTTAAAGACTTTAATAATTTAAATATTTTGGAATTTAATTTAAATTATTTTGAAAGGATAACTGATGACGCCCTCCGTGAGGAAGCTGTTGAAAGTTTTCCTAGCGTTGTGCAGAAAGCATGGCGGCGCTGGGTACGTGCAAAGCGCAGAGATGATCCATGGGTCGCTATTTCAGCCGCGCAAGGTGGCATTAGCTTATGTTTTTCTGGATTAGATCAAACGCCGCTTTTGGTTGCTAGTATCCCAGAACTAAAAAAATTAGATGATGCTACTAAACGCGAAGAAAAGCGAGACGAAAATGAATTATATAAATTACTAATTCAGAAAATGCCAATAGATTCCAATGGTGAACTTGTTTTTTAGCTTGATGAGGTTGCTGACATCCATGCTTCTATCGCTGAAATGTTAAAAGAAATTGATACTGTTGATGTATTAACTACTTTTGGTGACACAGATTTGGAAAGTTTACAAGAAAGTTCTAGTGCAACTTAGTCTGCTGATAGAATCGAAAAATATAGAAAAAATGCATGGGATGCAATGGGCCGCGGCGAAATATTATTCAATGCAGTTAATAGCTCCTCTATTTCTTATTCTATTAAGAAAGATGAATCTCTAATGAATGCTTATATGAATGTATATGAGGCACTCATTAAATTTTTCTTAAACGAACGCTTTTCTCGTAAGGGACTAACATTTGATTTCTAGATTTTACCTATAACTGTATTTAATCGTGAAGATATGCAAAATAGTTATTTACGTTGTGCCCAATATGGTTATTCTAAAATGTTGGTTGCGGCCGCGTATGGTATTAAGCAGAACAGTCAATTAAGCTTAATGGATTTTGAAAATGATTTCTTAAAGATGTCAGTTCGTATGGTACCATTACAATCTTCTTATACTACTTCTGGTGTCGAAGTGGCGAATGAAGAAAAAAGTAATTCGGGGACACAAAATACAACAAAAACCGCGTAGGCAAAAGACATCACAAATACGGGAGGTCGTCCAGAACTTCCTGATGAGAAAAAATCTGAAAAAACTTAGGCCAATATTGCGGCCCAAGGTTAAGGAGAATGAACATGGATAAATAGATACCGATTTATTTTGATACAATAATCCTTAATTCTCCCGCTCAAGAAGTATCTATGAATGGCGGCCCAGATATTGGCACTGGTAGTAGATTAAAAGTTGCAGTTTTTAGCAAATACGCTAATCGCAATGGCTCTTATATTACGGACGAATATGCCTAGCATTTAATTGAATCCGCAACTCACGGCGATACGCCTATTGTAGGCTTTTTCGACCCGGAATCATAGAATTGGGCATCCCATACAGGACCAACCTTAGCGAATGCATATGGTTATGTAGAAGACTTTATAGGTTGGGAGCCACTGACTGATACGGATGGAGTTACTCGTGATTATGCAGTATTTTCAATTGTAATTTTTTCTAAATACTACGAAGAAGCCCGTAAAATTCAAGGTCAGAATCAGTCAATGGAACTAGATATAAATACTATTAAAGGCGATTGGGCTGACTTTGATGGGGTCGAATATTTTGTATATACGCAGGGTGACATGTTAGGATTATGTATTATAGGAACTCATGAACCTTGCTTTTCAGTATCTCATTTCTTCTCTAAAGAAGATAATTCTTATAAAACGCAATATGAAAAATTTGCTGTACTTTTATCTGAACTAAAAGAGAAGGTAAAATAGGCTGAAAATAACACAACGGGAGGAGAACATCCGATGGAGAATTTTGAAAATCAAGAAATAACCGAAGCGACTGAAGTTGTCGAACCGGTTGCGGCTGACTCTCCAGCTGAAGAAACTCCTGAAAAGATTGTAACTAATTTTGAAGAAAACGGCGATAGTGATGTTACAGTGGACACTAATATTACAATAGATGCTAGTGTTATTAATCTTGATACTTCTATTGTGGCTGAGGAAACGCCCGCAATTAAATTTGAGGAAGAACCAGCAGCACCAGTAGAAGATAATCGTGTCGCTGAACTTGAGCAGCAATTGTTTGCAGCTAATGAGCGTATCACTGAGTTAGAATCTTTACAGCAAAAAATTGAAGAGCTTCAGACGCAAAATGAGTAGTTACAATCTACCGTAACTACCTACGAGGCTAAGATTAATGAATATGAACTAGCCCGTAAAAATGAATTAATTGAAAAATATGAAAAAGTTCTTACAACTGAAGAAATTGCACCAATTAGAGAAGGTGTAAAGGACTTTTCCTATGATGAATTGGAAGGCAAGTTAGCAATTATGTTTGCTAAGCAGCGTTTAACTGATAATGACGTGCCTGCGGAGAAGGTACCGCTACCGGAGCAGCCTGAATCCCAATTCGCTTTATTAATGAAAAAATATCGT